ATTTTGCGAAAAATTGAATGTATCTCGCAAACACATCAGTCAGATTGAAGCGGCAATCAGCCGCCCCAGCCTTGAAACTCTGGTCGACATTGCTAATATTCTTAACATCTCAGCAGATGATCTTCTTGTAGACAGTTTGGCGCACTCCGCGTCCACTGCCGATTCCGAGATCCACCGTCTGCTTTTAGACTGTAATGCAATTGAGCAGGAGATTCTCACCCGGATGGTAAAGGAGATGAAAGCAATTTTATACGGCTTAGGAGTTTGATTTTATAACTTGTTGATCATATAACAAAAAAGCCCGCATAAGCCACAACTGCACTTTGGAACACACCGAAGTGCTGTCTGTGGTTTATGCGGGTAAGGACAAAAAAAGAAGCCCACCAGCGGACCATGTAGGAATCTACACAGTGCGCCAGTGGGCTGGTATGTTTTATACTGCTTCTGCTGGAATTTGGTTCATCTTCTCTTTAAATTCTTCCACAGTCATGTTCAAGTCCTCAGCAGCTTCTTCAAGGGTAATCTTGCCCTTTTTATAATACTTTACTGTCGTTCTAAGGTCGCCAATGTCGATGCCCTCAAGAATACTCTCATTTCTTAAATCTTCCATCTGCTTGCACACTTCGCTCACTCTTTCAGTTTTTTAGACATCTGGTTTTCTCTGCCATCAATGGAAAAAGCATATCAATAGTTACACACTGCACCGGTAGGCGATGAGTTTCAATTATGCACTTCTTCTCTCATCTAGTTCTTTTACCTCATCAACTGTGAGTTTCGTAGCTTGCGCTATTTCCTCATAAGTTAGCTTTCCAATCAACAGCAAGCTACGGGCTGTTTCCAGAGAGTTTTCTCTTGCAGCTTCATTTCTCATGTCTTCCATAACCTTGCACATACCCGCCACTCCTTTCTCATCTTCTTTGAAGTACTGTACTCGATTAGCTAATACTTCATAATACATATCTTTTGCACTTGTACAAGAAAAGTCATGCATCAGTTTTCCAAGTGCCGTTTCATTTTTGATTTGAGAGTTCACATATATAATATGCGATTCGTCACCAAATGATTCTCCTGTTTCTTTAATCATACGGTCAATATGATATATCGGAAGTCCTCTTTTAAGAACATCATTCTCTGTGATGAAAATCACATAAGTTTCATTCAGGTATTCATACTGCTCGCCTGGTTCAGTAACATTCGCATCGATTATACCGCTGTTATACCTAGCTCGCTTAACACCAGCACCTTTATCATTTCGCTGAATTTCAATATTGTATACACGGTTTTCCCTATCCACTGCAAGAATATCCAACCGCACAGATTTTCCCTGTAAATTTTTAACGCTATACTGGCTATTGGATTTTTTCACTTTCAGATCGTCTCGATTCAGAATAATCTGCAACAAAAATTCTGCACACTTTATATCTTCAAAGACTTTGCTCATGAAATCATCATCCAAAAGCCTAAAACCTCGCAATCTTTGAAGATCTTCTTCATGCTTTCGCTCGAAATCCAAATCTCTACACTTATTCATCGGATATCACCCTCTTTCAGGTTGTGAAGAATAAATCTCCCCATCAATATCTTACCATCAAAACACGCTTATTTCAAGCGGTCATGCTCTTCTAAAAAAAAAAATAAACAACCCTATCCAATACCTTGGAAATGATTACCTGTAAATTTTTCCATTAATATTCACGCCGACGCAAACTCCTATATACATCCTCGATAAAACTCATGAACTCCACGCTGGCACACTTGATCAGACATTTTCCATCCACGGCTTTCAGCTTTTCCATAACCATTTCTGCCAATGCATCCCCACGCCCTCTCATCTTCTGAGCAGCAAACACCACAGACTCATCGATGAACGCAGCGTACTTTGCACCATCAATATTGCTTTGTACCGGCACGCCTTCGCCACTGTCAAGCATGATCACTTTTGGCTCATACACAGCCCTTACCTTTCTCAGTGCCTCTGCCGGCTCCATGCTCTGGAGATATAATTTCATAGCACCGGCCGCCACAATTTCATCAGCTGTTGCACCATATTTCTCTGCCAGCATCCCAGCTACATCTTTCATTCCAAACACTCCTCGCTATGTGTATTTTCTGTCGTATGTGTATTTCTCGCCACCCACAACATATAACAGAATTCTGCACATAGCAATCCTTACGGGTAAAAAAGGCCAGACAAAAAAGCAGGCAAAATAGCAGCACAATAAAACCTTAAAAACAAAAAAAGCCCTGCCTGATGCAGCCACAAAAACCACACCCGGCAGGGTCCTGTCTCCTTCCATCACACCGCTTCTTCCCTCTCGCGCTTCGCTGCAGTTGTCAGGTATCTGCGGTACTGAATGCTGAATCCGTACACCTTATAAGGAGCGTCCACATAGACCACATTGCCGTCCATGTCACTCCGCTTATAGCCCATGAAGCTGTCGAGCGTTCTGCGGTTGCCCTTTGAGGTCAGTGTCACACCGAAGTTTGTCTTATAGGTTGCCACATCCCCCTGCAGTACCCCGCTCTCAACAAAAGCACAGTAGATGCCTTTTTCAAAGTGGAGCATATCTGGTGCTTCTGCGATCCGCTCAGGAGTCAGCTTGAGCTTTCCGCTGGTGATGGCACGTTTCCGGCCTTCGATGGCATTTCCGTCCACATCCCGAAGCAGGGTTCCCTGTACATCCAGACCGTTGACTCTCAGCGGCATTCCGCCTGCATTGGTATCCGGCAGTTCTTTCAGGCAGGCAAGGAAGTATTCAAAGTTCTTTTTCATGATCGCCAGCACACCCTGTTCCTCCTCGATCGTCTGCCGTTCCTGTTGGAGTGTTTTCAGCCGTTCCTGCAGGTCGTTCACAAGTTCTGTATAAATCTGGGCTTCCGAGCCTTCCTCCGTTTCCGTCCCATAGAAGCTCACTCCGATGCTTCCCGGTGTCAGTCCGCTCCGGATGTCCAGGTCGATGTCGTCAATGGTCACCTCCCCGTTGGAAAGGGCTTCATTCAGTTCCACGTTCTGTTCCAGTGCAGCTTCCCGAAGCGCCGCCACCTGATGGCTGATGGCATCCTGCAGGCGTTCTTCCATCTCCTTGATCTGATTTTCCACCGTTGCCATCCTCTGCACCGAGATGCTGTTGTTATTCGCCAGCCGGACAGCCTGCTCATAGGCATTGTCAAACATCGCCACGATCATGGAGGCATCTCCGTGTTGTTCAAAATCACGCTTCATGCTGTAGAGCAGTTCCATGAAACTCTGCTCCAGCGCACACTCATGGTAGCGTTCTGAGGGGCAGCGCTTGTTTGCAGCTTCCTTTTCCTCATCTGACATGCAGCCTTTCTTGCTCCGGCAATACGCTTTCTGGTCGGGAGAACCGTTCTTCGGCGGCTCACCGTCCCGCTCCCCGACCTTACGCTTGCACCGCCAAACGGGATACGAATAAGTGTATTTTTCCAGATACTCTCCGGTATCCTCACCAGTCGCCTTAAGACTCCGCTCATCGCTGTAACCATTTGCCACACCCGTGTAGGTTGTACGGAAGAATCCTTCCCCGCAGGGTTTTCCGGCATCCGGCCCATTCTCCAGGATCGCACCGCAGCGCAGGTTTCCAAACGGAGAACCCTTAATGCTCTTTACCTTTTTCTTGCCGGGGCCTTTCGTCATGTCTGCCCTCGGCTTCTCGAACAGCATGGTCTGCACTTTGTCCCAAGTCACACGGTCGATGATACCCACATGATGGTTCTTCACATAGTAGCGGGGTGCTTCGCCCTTGTTGATGCTTGAACGGTGGGTAAGGAAGTCTTTGGTGATGGTCTTCTGCATCTCGATGTCGCCCACATACTTCTCATTCCGCAGGACGATCAGGATCGAGCTGGCACTCCATTTCTTTCCGTTGACCGTGAACTTTTCCATCTGGTTCAGCTCCAGTGCGATCTTATTCGCCGTCTGGCCTTTCACGAAGCGGTCAAAAATGTACCGGATGATCTCTGCCTGCTCCGGCACGATGACCCACTGCTTATTTGCCCCAAGCTCATATCCCAGCATCCGTTTCAGATTGATATGCGGGACACCAGACTGGAACTTCTTCTGGATGCTCCATCGGATGTTATCGGAAATGGAACGGCTCTCATCCTGTGCCAGTGCAGAAAGAATCGTAAGGATCAGCTCACCTTTGGCATCCAGTGTGTCGATGTTCTCTTTCTCGAAATAGATACCCACGGGCGGCTTCAGCTGCCGAAGCTCACGGGTACAGGTCAGGGAGTCAATAGTGTTTCGTGCAAATCGGGAAATGGACTTTGTAACGATGTAGTCCAGCTTTCCATCCATCGCATCTTTTATCATGCGGTTGAATTCCTCTCGATGTTCCCGGTTCGTACCAGATTTTGCTTCATCCGCGTAGATGCCGGCAAAGATCCAGCCGGGCTTCCGGGTGATGAGGTCTTTGTAGAATGCTTTCTGTGTCGTGTAGGAAGTCTGCTGACTCTCATCGCCGGTGGAAACACGGCAGTAAGCCGCCACACGGATGTTGGTCTGGCTTTTCAGCTGCCCGCCGTTCTGTACCGAGCGCACACTGGCGGGGATCACATCCACTTTTTGTCTTGTCATAATCTGCTCCTTTCTTCCAGCCTTGCAACTGGTCTTATCTTACATGCCTCTTCCGCTGGCTGCCGTCGCGCATCGTATGCCCGTCATAATAGCTTGCGGTATTGCGGTAATCTTCGATATTGGAATCCATCTCTACCTCGGTCTTGGTGTCATCGAACCAGTGTACCGTAAACTTCAGCGGTGAATGAATCGTGATGGAGAGGAGGAATGCCTTGCAGTGTTCTTCGGTCACTTCATTCAGAAAGGCCACCGTACCATCCCGCCCCGCCGGGAGGTTCTTCATCCACTCGATTGCCTTTTCCCTTCGTTCATAGTCGCCCTCCAGTTCTTCCCAGTAGTCTTCCATATAGTCGAGCTGTTCGGTCAGTTTCTGCTCAGTGTCCGTGTCCTTCTGAATATCACACTCCAGTTTCTCAATGAGCTTTTTCTTCTCCTCAATAGAAGCAGGGTCGATCATCTCGTCACCGAGAAGTTCCAGACGGGTCTGCATCACATCCACCTGACTTTTCAGGAGCCGGATCTTCTTACTGGTGCTTTCCACACTGGTGTGTGCGGCCGCTATCTGCTTTTTATAAAAAGCACGGTCGCGTTCCATAAAATCCAGCTTCTGAATGCTCTCCAGCCGTGCAAGCATCTGGCTTACAAAAGAATCTGCTTCCGGGGTGAAGTTGTCATACTGCTCTTTGAACCGGCCGCTCATGATGTCTGCCACAGCCACGTTGTCATGGATGGGCTTAAGCGTCAGCCGGAACCGCTCCAGAACTGCTTTACGGAAGGCTCGGACAACCTGTTCCTCGTATACTTTTTCTGCATGGCAGATACGTTTTCCTGTCGTCCGGCTGCTCGTCGGGCACCGCCAGATGGGATAGTTCCCATTTCCGTTTGTCACATGGAAAAAACGGCCGCACTCCCCGCAGATTAGTCTTTGGGAAAACGCTCTCGGCTTCTTGCCGGATCTTGTCCTGTTATATAAATCGCTGTTTACTTTTACAACTTCCTGTGCCTTTTCAAACAGGTCCTCGTCAACGATTGCCGGATGATGGTTCCGGACAAAATACTGAGGAACTTCGCCTTTGTTGTCCCGGACTTCATGTGTCAGGTAATCCGATGTGAACTTCTTCTGGATAAGGACTGCACCCATGTACCGCTCGGCACGGACGATCCGCGTGATATTCCCGCCTGTCCATCCATCCAGCAGATCACTGTTTAACTGCCCTTTCTTGGATTTTTTCTTTCTTACTCTCACTGCGTCGGTGACAGGAGCCGGAATCTTGTCCATGTTCAGTCCCCTTGCAATCTCCGTATAGGCTTTCCCTTCCACAACTTCATGGAAAATACGCCGGACGACCCTGGCTTCTTCCTCAACGATCTCAATATCTTTATACTCATATCCGCTCTCGGAGGTAACCATTTTCCCATTGTAGCGGTATCCGTACATGATCTTGTTTGGAACATCCCCCTTCGGAAAGCGCATCTTCTGCCCCAGCCGGATGTTACTGGAAATGCTGCGGCTTTCTTCCTGTGCAATGGCTGCCAGTGTCGTAAGGATGAAGTCGCTGGTCGGGTCTGCCGTATCCAGATTTTCTTTCTCGAACAGAATCGTTACCCCGCAGTCATGCAGGACATCCAGTGCACTCATAAAGTCAGCCGTGTTTCGGGCAAATCGTGATATGGACTTGCACACAATGCGGTCGATCTTCCCGTCCTTACAATGACGCATCAGTCGGCGGAATCCGGTTCTCTTTTCCTTGGAAGTGCCGGAGATGCCGTAATCGGAGTACACACCGACTGCATTCCATACTGGATTATTTTCAATCAGCTGGTTAAAGTATTTTTCCTGCGTTTCATAGGAGTTCTCCTGGTCGCTCATGTCCGTAGAAACGCGGATGTAAGCCGCCACATTAAGGGTTCCGGCTTTCTTTTTGGTAGCCCGGAAGGTCGCCGTCGAAACGAACTTGTTTTCCTGCGGTTCTTCCGGTGTGAAGAGCTTCGTAAACTCACTCTCCATACTGCTCTGCAGCCGTTCTGCAATGTCAGGCTCTGCCATGACCTTTTTGGCATCCAGAGCTTTCTGGATAAGAGCTGTGATACCGGCGTCCACGATGTCTTTTGATTTTTGGGGTGTCTGTTTTTTATCTGATGCGTTTTTTGGTTTTTGTTGAGTAGACCTGCCTTGGTGCGTATCAGCCAGTGGTAAAAAAGAAGCTGTGGCAGCATCCGTACTTTGACGAACATCTGCCACAGCTTCCACAGGTTTCTTTTTTCCAAGAGCGGCTTCCAGTAAAGCCGAGACATCCACAGCAGATGCATTTACTCTCTTCTGCTGTTTCTGCTGTACTGTATTCTTCACAGTCTTTTTCTGCAGATTTGCAAGGAAATCCGTACCAGTACTCATAGTTTTCGCTCCTTTCCTGCCCGTTTTCTTCTCTTTGGGCAGTCACATATTCCCTCTGTTTCGTGATATTATCAAGTAATTTCGGCGCAGAAAGACGGAGAATAATCTGGGAGATTATTGTCTTATCTGCACGATATGTACGCCCCGCCCGGTAAGGACGGGGCGTGTTTTTAGATACGGGCCGCAAAGTCAAGTGCGATCCACCCTGCACCGGATTTCAGCTTGCCCCAGCCCTTCGCAGAACCAGCACCGGCAGATTCTGCCACGATAGTAAACACGCCTTTCCCGGTGTAATAACCGGTCTTACCGTAATTCGTGCCCGGTCCCTTGCGGATGTTGAGGTCTTTAATGGATACACGCACAGTATACGGGACTGAAGACTTCGGTTCCGGGTAGACGGCCTTACCCGCCGGGTCAAAAACATAATAGCCCGGATTCTTATCTGCACACTGTTTTGCATAGGTGAGGTCGTGGAACGCACCTTTCTGGGAAGCGGCATTCTGCCAGCTCTTACGGACACGGTACCAGCCGGAAATAGTGGTGCTTTCAGAATCCTTTACCGCATCATACTGCGTCAGGTTCCAACGCTCGATGATATTGCAAAGGTTCTGAACATAGGTGTGGCTGGTAGCATAACCACCATCCTTGATGATCTGTGCCGCTTTCTTGTAATCGGTACAGCCTGCCAGACCCTCATAGCGTTTCCTGCTGCCACTCATCGCTCCGAGCAGATATGCTGCATGGTCGGCAATGGAGTCTTCCACACAGGCGTACTTGCGGAAGTCAGCAGTGATCGTCACATAGCTGCCATCGGTATTCTGCTCCTGCGTTTTCTTAGGATAGACAGACTTGCCATCCCAACTGCTGCCGCTCCAGCTGTTCCCGGAAAGCGAGGTCTTCATGCCGAAGCAGTTATTGGCATTTTGTGCCAGCTCAGATTTACCGTAGCCGGATTCCAGAATGAACTGTGCCATCGACACGCAGGCAAGGATGCCAGTGGTTTTCTGGTTCGCAGTAAACAGCGGGCCAATCTTTGCCACTGCCTCTGCTTCCGAGAGATTTTTCAGCGAAGAAGCCTGCATGCCAGATGAGGATGAACCGCCCAGTGCTGCAGTTACCCTTGCGGCCAGATCACCCAGGCGGGCATACAGCCAGTTTCCAGGGCAGCTTTTATTCGCAAACCAGCGGTGAACGGTCAGCACCATTTCATCTGCCGCCGGAGCATAGTTGAGTGTCTTATTTTTATCACCCAGCCACAGGAGCTTCTTCTTCCCGTTACGCTTGCAGATATCAATGCAGAGCTTGACCAGAGAGTCATATACGGCACTGTTCATGGCATACGGCTCATTCATGTCGCTGGCGCATTCGATGGTGACCGCCCTCTGGTCATTGGCATTGCTGGACGAACACCAGCTGCGGTTCTTTTCTTTGACACAAAGCGACACACGGCCGTCTGTGCCGATGCCGTAGTTGCAGCTTGCCTGACGGCTTGTGCTGGTGAAACAGCCGCAGATGCTTTCCGCAGAAAGCTGACCGACCACACAATGCGGTGTGATGCGGTCGATGCTGTGTGTCCTCTGCCCGGAATGGTTCGGGGAGAGCTTAGTGTGAACAACGAGTGGACTATTGGTATATCCCATAATGATTTCCTCCTGCTAAAAAAATTGAGGTCCAGATCACTCTGAACCTCGTACTGTGGTTATTCTGTTGTTACGGAATCAGCAGTTTCATGCCGACCCGGATGGCATTGGAAGTCAGACCATTCAGCACACGGATATCTGCACAGCGGCTGCCGCTTCCCAGTTCCTTATCTGCGATTTTCCAGAGATTATCACCGGGAACAACGGTATAGATTCTGCCAGCTGTGAACGCATAGGTGTCCGCACTGTTCAGGACATATGCGACACCGGCCTCTGCTTCGGCACATTTGATCTTCAGCCAGCCATCACAGAACTGCACGACTTCCACAAGGGCATTCTTCTTGTAGACCGCTACGACCTCTGCATCCAGACTCGGCTTTTTGCGGATGTTCATGAGGGTCTTGAGCTTGCCGTAGGCAATGGTCGCCGGAAGCTCCTCCGCAGTCGGGAACTCATTCTCATCCACTTCGTCTTCAGCTTCTTTCTCCGCCGGGATATCTTCCACAGGGGTTGTGGTTTCCGGCTTATCTTCCGGGATATCGTCCACGACTGCTTTCTCCTCGTTCTCATCTGCACCAGTATCCGGGACAGCCTCTTCCGGATAGATCACGTTGCCGTCATTGTCGAACACTCGGCTGCCGGGGTTCTCATCACACTTGGCTTTTGCATTCGCCAGCAGACGGTACGCGCCAAACTGGGATGCCTCATCTTCCCAGACTTCTCGCACACGGTAATAACCGGTCGTCAGTTTTGCGGGATACTCTTTCTTACTCATGGTTCATTCCTCCTAAAATTTGAGGGAGAGGCTGTTACACCTCTCCCCATTGATCAATCGTCCTTATTCTCTCTTTCTTCCTTCAGCTGTGCCAGCATCTCCTTGAGCTTCTCCGGCACGGGAAGACCGATAACGGCTGCGTTTTCGAGGCAGCTCAGGCCTTCATTCGCCAAATAAAAGAACACCACTGCTGTACGGATGGCCGCTCCATTCTGGAGGATCTGTGTGTCGATGATGTTGGCAATACCAACCAGCACAAAGATACACACCTTCTTGGCGATGCCCTTAAAGCCAACTTCAGAAGAAAGCTCATGCTTGATCGCTGCCGCCAGCACCCCGGTGAAGTAGTCACAGACCACGAACACCACCAGTGCATACAAAAAGCCGTCAAACCCGCCAAAGAACCAGCCCAGGAAACCACCCAGACCTGCGAACATCCATTCAATCTTGTCGATCACATTCTGCATAATCTTGTCCTTTCCTGCCCATTTGGGCATAAAAATAGACGGTCAATGCCGCCTTGTGTATACTCCTTCTATAATGAACACCGTTTCACAGGCATTTGGGAGGTATGTCTGTCAGGGACGGTGGAAATTTAATAGAATTTATTGTCCAATCCAATAAACTCAATCTCACGGAACTCATTCGGATTCTTCTTCATGATCCAATCAATATAGGTAGAAATAATCATGGCACAGATAAAGTACCCGACTGCATTGTAATAACCGCCACGTTTCTGCTGATAGAGAAAGCCAGAATTATACAAAGCTGTTCCATAGGTATACAGATCAACCAGATAGACGCTCTTAAATATTCCTGCAATCTCCCGAACTGCCGAATTGTAGCCAGCATTTTCTACAGATTTTAATGGATCAGTCAGAATAAAAATTTTAGCTTTCGGCTGCATTTCCTGAATCTTCTGAATGATCTTTCCGTAATTGCCATAATAGGTGTCTGGATTCTGTGTGTAGTCGCCGAGATTGATATCTTCCACCGTACCAATCTTGTACTTTCGATTGTTTTCATTTTGTCCAAGACCGATAATATAAGCCTCGCACTTATGATTTCCATCAAAGCACTCCGTTGCAAGCGAACTGGAAAGGAACGTATCACAACGCAGTCCACCCTTAGACCAGTTGTAATAGGTATTCCCGGTCATTCTAGCAAGATACTGTCCCCAGGAATATTCAAACAAATCCTTCCCTCCTGTGGTGCCATCGGCTTTTTTGTATACTGCTTCTCCGCTTGCAAGGCTGTCACCAATGCAGCCCACATGACGAAATACGGTCATTAAACCAGCATCATTTCGAATCCGTTCCAGAGGATTATCTGAGAGATTCAAGCCTAACAGATCATTGATTCCTGCTGTCAGTCTTTTTTGGATATCTTTTTCCAATTTGTCTTTTGTGATTGCTTCATCAGCAATTTTCTGCGTAGTAATTGCAGCATCTTGTACCTTTCCGGTAGATACGACCGTATCCATAAACCAAATCTTGGCAAAATCTTTTAAATTTTCTTTATACATGGTCAGGCGGATATACGCAGTACCCTTGGGGCAGATAAAATCCGTGTAGCTTAAAATACCACCCTTTTCCTGATTGTACTTCAATCCTGAAATATACTTTTTGTCCTGATCATAAAAAGCAAGACCTGAAACATCAGTGGAAGCTGTACTCATACTTGCGCGTAAAAGGCATTTACTTCCACCATACGGGAACGGCAGATAGTCCTCTGTTGCAAAATAGGTGTTTGTTCCCGGTGTATAAGTCCGCAAATCACCCTTCGCACGTGCAATATACAAATCCGGTGTCAAAACAATCTCCAGCGGGATTTCCAAAAAGGCAGCATTTTTCACCTGCACAGCGTTGTCACACAGTTTCTCTGATGTTATCGCTTCATCCGCGAGATTATCCGTTTCAACACTTTTTTCTGCCAATTTTTCATGTGTTACCGCACGATCCACCAGATGCCCCACTGAGATTCTATAATCATCCAACCAGATACCCACGCCATTGAGATTGTCCTGCCCCATACAGCTCATGCGTATATAAGCAGTTCCATCTGGGCAGAAAATTCTGCGAAATGCCAGTTTCTTAGTTTCCCGATTGTAATCGCTTCCGCTGATAAATTTCTTATTTGCATCATAAAATGCAATACCTGATTTATCGCTTTCAACTGTGGACATGGCAGAATATACTTGAAGCCAGCAGCCTCCATATGGAAACGGAATATAATCCAACGTGGCAAAATAAACATTTGAGCCCTGAGAGAAATTATCTAGCCCACCATATTTTCTCGAAATATACTTATCTGCAGTCCAAACCAGTTCTGGAGTAATGTCCAAGAACGACAGGCGGCTTCCATTTACTGCACCTTTCAAAATACCCTTGCCACTTCCAATTGCTCGAATATGGGAACCGACAGAACCGTATTTCGTTCCCTCTTCATCTACTCTTGCATCCACAACCTCTGCTGCATAGTCCTTATCCTTGTCAGTCGAAGCAGACACATTAGCATCCAGTCGCTTGTCCAACGTATCCATACGGCTGTTCAGCTCTGCCTTGTTGCTATTAGTAAGGCTTTCAGCAGAATTCACCCGACTGTTCATGTTGGATTCTGCGGTATCCACATACTGGATGAGACGTGCTTCTGTATCTTCCATTTCCTTGACAGCCTCTGCGATCTGCGCACTATAAAGACTGTATTGCATCCAGTAAATTTCATCCGAGATTGCAGTACCGACCGGCACAGGTCTTCTGCTGATATAGCTCTCACCGGACGCCTTATCCAGAACGATACTGAGTTCTTCGTATTCCTTATTGATATCCCATACACCATCGTGTTTCGGAACAATTCTTCTTCCAATAAATTTAGACATAGGATTCTCCCTTCTGCCGGACAATTCCGGCTACAACTACTATCGGTTCATCCAGCAGATTGGGAGGCCCTGTCTTGGGAAAATCAAGGGTTACATAGTACCCCCCCGAATTTTCTGACGATTCATCATATTGTTTCCTTTCCCGGCATAATGCCGTTTTATTTGCTGTCTTCCGTCAGCCATGCACGGATCTGGCAGTAATAGCCGTCTGCCCATGCCTGATAGCCTCTTCCGGACGGGTGGATGCTGTTGGTCAGCGTCCGGCTGGTTTCCGTGAATCGGTTCGTCACCGGCTTATCCGAATACGGAAATGCCAGACGGCGGTCCGTGCGAAGACCGTGGGCAAAACAGGTCACGTTTTTGCGATACTTGCCAGCATCAAATGCCTTGATCAGTGCAAGGTTCAGCGTGTTGATGCTCATATGGAAGATACCCATGCTGGAACCGCACTGATAAGAATAATCCGAGCCGGGACCACAAAGACCGATACCGATCTTGCAGTTCGGGAAGCCCGTTTCCTTATCCAGCAGCGCATCGATGAACTGCTTCGCCTGATCCACGAACTTCTGCACCTCTGCTTCCGTGCGGTACAGTGTAGTGCCCTGTGACACATCATTGGTGCCAAGTGCGATCAGAAAGTAATCGATGCCCTCATAGCCGTTGGTCTCGCAGTATTTCTGGAAATCCAGACGGCCTTTGATCTTGTCCCAGAACGCATTCGTTTTGCCGGCGTAATCCGTATCTGCCAGATACCGGGCAAAGGTCCAGCTGCCGCGTCCTTCGTGCTTGCCGCCAGACGGTCCTCTCGTTCCCAGCTGGTGGATCACGCAGTCATTATCCTCTGCCAGCAGACGGTACACTTCCGTTGCCACAGAACCATTGTCCACGAGAGAGTCTCCACAGATGCAGATATTCTTCGTGAGCTTGTCCTTCAGCTTATGGTGAACCCTGACCTGGACAGGTTTGGACGATACCGTATGGCAGTCATCTTCATCCAGACGGCAGACGGTCAGTGCAAAATCCGTACTGTCCTTCGTCGGCGTGTAGTTCATGCAGTACTCGTTCCGGGTCAGGCTCGGTGCATTCGTGCCTCTGGCGAGCACATACAGATTTTCCTTGCCATCGTGGCGGGAAAGACAGTCAAAGAAGATGGAAAGCTGGCGTCCCTCCATGCAGTCCCAGTGGGACGGGGTCACGATGTCATCCTCTACAGCCGGAGTAATGGCTTTCTGCACATAATCCGTGATACGCTTCGGGATGAAAGATGCCGCGTTATCTGCGAAGAGATCACCCGCTTTGTATTCCTTACCGCCCACAATGAACTTCACATCCGGGTGAATGTGCGGATTATACAGCTTGCTCTGATACCAGGATGCAATATAGAAACCATTCGTGCCCAGCTTGCGGAACAGGCTGGTATCGTACAGGTTGATGGTTCTCGTGCCAGCATCATAAGCAAGGATGCGCATCGGCATACCAAATGTCGAGCTGGGTGTGTTAAATGCCATCTCTACCGGATCGCCTGCCATGATCCACTCATAGTGGAACGTATCCGGAACACCCAGACACTTGGTACTGACCTGGATCGTACCGGCATCCTGGTCAATGGTAATACCGCCGCTTGCCAGATACATATGGCGGGAATCCTTACCGGCAAGATCCGTGCGGAGCTGCTGAAAGCGGTCCTCATACTTCTTTTCGATATAGGAATCACGCCGTTCTTCATCGAAAAGCTCACCAGCCTTATAAGTCGTGCCATCCAGCACAATGCTGAAAGAGGAACCCATGTGCGGATACCAGAAATGGTTTTCATACCATGCAGCGATATAGTAGCCGTTTACTCCCAATGCCCGGAACTGTGCAGTGTTGTAAAGATTGATCTGATCTATGGACGAGTCATAGGCAAGGATCAGCATGTGATGCTTTTCTGCTTCCGTACTATCCAACATCGGTACCGGCTCCTCACTAGCACTGATCCAGTAGTAAGCACCGTTATCGACAACCGCCAGGATACGTTTCGTGACCTGAATGGTGCGGTTGACCGTATCGATCGCAAACTGGCCTGTAGCGAGGAACATCTTTGCTGAACGGTACTTGTGCCAGGTCATCGCAGTATTCGCAATCTTGGCTGGATTGCCATAATCAATCCCGTTGATGACTGTACCGCTGCTCGAAGGAGCTGCGTACACCACATTCCAGTCAAAAAAGACCGCAAACACAAAGCGGCCCTTTGTGAATAGGTTACCCCAGCTATCGCCGCTTGTATTTTCCACCTTAATGACAGGGACTTCTGTCTTTTCTCCCGTCTCGTCTGCGGATGCTTCCACACCATCATAGTAGATTGCCCACCATTTTCCCACTACTGCAAAGTCAAACGAGGTACTGTTTTCCGCCACCAGTTTCGTCTGCTCGTACTGTGTACCATTTGTACGGCGGCAGACATATACACTCTTTCCCGCCGGGAATGTGACCGTCACCGTGCTGCCCGTGAACCTGATATCCACGCTGCCGTTCATCCACTGCCAGCCTGTTGCGTAATTTGACAGCAATCTCAGCGGGAGCATGTTGTCATAGAGGTACACCGAGAGCTTCGAGAACAGCTTTTCATTGGTGGTGACAGAGATAAAACGGGTATTCGGAAGCAGTGTGATCACATAGTTGTCATAGACCTTGCCACTCTCTGCCCGGAAGCAACCACCGAGGAACTTACGGTCCACGTCATAGCAGACCACATTGCTGTAGTCATCCCGGCCGCTCATATAGCCGAACTGACCGTCCACCAGAATCGCATCACCGCTGACCGGGACCATGTGCGCCACGCGCCAGCTTTCCGAAGCTACAAGGTTGCCGTTCTGGTTTGCGTAACCATTTTTGATCACCCAGTTCTTCATGATATTCTGCATGGAACGCACCCTGCCGACCGCACGGATATTGTCACCGGCTGTGGGATAAGTCTTCCCCTCATCATCCACACGGGCATCTACCAGCTCCTGCGCATAGTTGGCATTCTTGTCCATAGATGCCTTGACATTGGCATTGATCTGGGCTTTCAGCATTTCCGCAGTCTTATCCATCTCGGACTTACTGGCCGCAACCGCACTATTTGCGGCATCGACCTTCTGGGTGATATCCGCCACATCCTGCGCGGTCATCTTGCGCAGGACCGCCACATCTGATGCAGTATCTGTACGAAGCCGCTCTACATCTGCCGCAGTATCCTTGCGGAACTGCTCCACTTCTTCTGCCGTATTCTGACGGTACAGAGCCATCTGCTCCGAGAACCGGGAACACATCGCCCAGTATTCCTCCTGGGACAAAAGCGTTCCGGCCGGCACAGGTTTCCGGCTCATATAGCTGTCGCCAGTGGATTCCTCATACACAATGGTAAGAGGCTCATATTCTTTTGCTTTGTCCCAGACACCATCATGGTGCGGGACGATTCGGTTGCCGATATATTCCGACATATTTTCCCCTTTCCCGGCTGCATCAGCCGTTTGCAAACTCTACGATCAACCGTCCGTCATCGTCCATCAAGAAGATGAGCTTCAGATCGTCTTCGGTGGTAAAAGCAAGATAACCGTCATCCGTAACCGTACAGTTCAAAATATTCTCGATGAACTTCTGGATGGTGCTGGACTCCGACTTGTCACTGAAACCAAGCCCATCATCCGACACAACGGCAAAATAGCCATCATCCGTGATATACACTTCCAGCAGTCCCTTGCGGATGGCTTCCACAACACCGGCGTAGGTATAAGTGGCGATCTTGCCGTTGTTGATGGCTGCCCGCTCCACCTTCAATGTGAGGGAAAACGAACCAAGGACATCTCCTGCTATGCTGAGCATAACAACATCCAGCGGAAACCGCCCGGCCTGTGCGGTCATGAAGGTCGTGATCGTAAAGACGACCGCCCCATTTTCAACAAACACAAGGTCGGATGCCGTCTCGCTGGTGTAATGAAAGATCGTACCGTCCGGTCTAGTGCCGGAACAGGCAACGATGCAGTCCTGCGGTACAGAATACTGTACCGAGTTGTTATACAAGACACATCTGACTTTCCGTGCCCTGTTGTCATACTGCTTGACCGGAACTGTCACCGGGATCAGATTCTCCGTCAGCGACAGCTCCACTTCCTGATAAATGCTTGTGATCATTACGCGCTCCCTCCTTCCTGATCGGTCTTCTTATCATCTGTTTCTTCTTTGTTTTCCGTATCCTTATCTTCACCACCCGGCTTTTCGATATCTGGTGTTTCCGGCTCGGGCGGTTCCGTTGGCTCATAGCCAATGGTCTGCCACTGTCCTCCATCCCAGAGCTTTAACCGCAGGCTCTTCTTATCGACCCAGAGCATATCTGCTGCCGGGGCTTCCGGTGCGGTTTCCGATACCGGGACACTCGGCTGGTACTTTTCATCCAGTTCTTTTTCGACCTCTTCCGACAGCTTCTTCGCCACACTGTATCTCTCGTCCAACTCCTTTTGCAGATCTTCCGAGATTTCCGTAAGGGTGCCATACCGCTTATCCAGTTCCTCATACAGCTCTTTAGACAGCTTCTTTGCCGTTTCGTACCGCTGGTCGAGCGTTTTCTGAAGCTCGGCAGAGATGGCGGTCGCTGTTTTGTACCGTTCATCCAGTTCCTTCAGCAGCTCCTCGGAAAGCTCCGTGGCTTTCTTATAGCGGTCATCCAGTTCTTTGAGGGTCTGTTCCAGTAGGATCGCTGTCCTGACTGCGGTGTCATCCGCCTCCCAGCCATAGCCCCACGTCTTACCGCCATCCGTGGATACAAACAACCCGGCAGCGCTGTTCTTCCATGCGACCGTTGACTGTTTCAAAGTCGCCGCATTGAATGCATACCGGGTCGTATTTCCCTTACTGTCAGTTTCATTTTTATAATGCAGTCCAAACAGCGCAGCAAAAAGCGCACCGTCATAAATAATGGATGCTGTGATCCCACCGACCTGCTCTCCCACTGCTGTCTCCGCACGGACTGCCGTATCATAGGCGATGGTCGCCGTGTTCCGTATGCTGTTGAGCGAACCGGTCAGCGAAGAGTTACGGCTGCTGACCGTGGAGTTCGACAGCGTGATGCTGTTATACCGTTCCAGCAGCGAATCGTATTCGGTCTCCGTGACCTTGGAACTGACCTCAATGCCCAGCTTCGAGATATACACATGGACCGTATCGCAGAGGGAAACGCGCTCCGCTTCCACGATGTCCTCGTATCCCGGTGTATTCCAGAGCTGGATAAAATCAATCTTGATATCGATCTCCGGCTCGGTCAGGTCGGTGGTATCGATATAGTTCTGGGCATATTCCCGGAGTGCCGCTTCGCTCGGCTTTTCCTGAAAATTGCTGGTACAGTCCAGCACGGTGACCTTCTGGTAAGGAATTGACCGTTTACTTTGCAGCACCACCTTCTCCGGCAGTTCCATGACCGCCTGGGTTTCATTATCCACCCAGTACGGATGTACACCTGTGATCGTGTTCTCGATGGATTTTTCCATCTTGAAATCCGTCAGGTTCTTGCCGTAAATGATGTGGACGTTATGGTCGGCACCTCTTGCCTTATGGAACTTGACCATGTACCGGTCCCACTCAAATTCACCACCAAAAACATCCAGGACTGACCCGGCCATACCTCCAAGGCAGTTTCGGAAGGAGGACGGAACTCCCAGCGTAAAAGTCGCGCTGGATTCCACATCCGTCCAGACATTAAACGGACAGTCAGAAGCCGCATGGCTTTTCAGCCCCTGCATTGCCCCGCCACATCCATTCACTGAAAAAGGCGATACCGTGATAAAGTTAAGCTGGTAGGAAATATGCCGTGCCTGCACTTCCAGTTTTCCATCAATCGGAGTCGTAATCTTGTAGATGCGGAACGGCTGAGACTGCATGGTATCGGATGGCTTGGCAAGGATGATATTCCCCTCCTCCAGCATCTCTGCATGGATGCCATCTGCCGGACAGACCAGTTTCAGCTCATAGCTTCCGTTTCTCTTTTCCGTTACGGTACAGGACTGTGCATCTGCCAGCTTTCCGATGCCGTTATGGTCAAATCTCATTTCTCTGGAATCATATAAACATGGGATCACTGGCTGCACCTCCCTCTTACAGCGTCCACCAGCGAGGAGTCACCTCCACCGCCGTGATACCGCCTGTCCATGTGATCTGTGTCTTTCCCTCCGGCAGTTCCGGGAAATCATCCGAAAGGATGGTCTCATTGCAGAAGCCGGAAGCGTTGTAAGCGTTGTGCGTTTCACAGTTGAGCAGCACGTAGTCCTTGATGCTGTGGATGGTGATCTTCTCCTCACCCACATACAGTTCGCCGCCAGAATCCCCGTAGATCTTGAAGATAGGCTGTGCCGGAAAAGCGAAGGGGTTCTTTAAGGTCGACCTGCCATCCAGCCGGATCACCCTCTGCCCATCCACGCTCCAACGCTGGGGCTTACAGTTGAATGTCAGCTCCATCTCAGCGGCTTTCTGGGCTGTCACATCAAATTCCAGGGCGTCCTTGCAGACTGCCATCCGGAAGAAATCCGGGTCGTAGGTGTCCTGCAATTTCTGATACCCGATCGGAGATAACAGCCATGCCTTGACCGCTGCGGTCTTGGCAGGCAGACCGTTGAAGAAAAATGCCTTATACTTGATATCCACGTTCTGATACCTACGCCTGCCTGTCCTTGCATTCTCGGTGATGATGTCCCCGTTCCTGCCGGGTACGGAGGTGCTCTCCACATCCGCAGCCGGGGAATCATACACACCGGGACCAGACAAATATAAAAGGAAGTCCTTGCTGGACTTCCCGGCAAAGGACAGATACTGTCTGGCATATCTGCCTTTGAGCTGAAACTGTGATACTGTCTGCTTTGGGGTGTTATAGCCCATACGCATCTCCTCCTTTACTTGAAGACCGAATCATCCTCGTGGATCATGCCGTTGATCTTATCGGCAACGGTCTGTGCGAGTTCATCATCGTTCCGGGCATTGTAGCCGTTGACCGTGATATATACGCCACCAAGGTTGGTCGTCCGGGTGGTACCGCCTCCGGCCAGAGCCGCCTGCGGGAAGTTCCAGCCAGAGCCATCGAAGTGCGGCAGGGTCAGTTCCGGCAGACTGAAGGAACTGATGCCCTCCATACCCTGCTGCACCTTTGCTGCCATCGACCTGATCTGGCTGATTAGTCCGCCCTCGCCTTTCTTGATGCCGCCGGAAAGCAGCTTCATAAAGTCTGGCATATAGGTGTCCGCATCTGCCAGAGGTCCTTCATCCGGCACAGAGAAGTGCAGGAACGAACGGATACCGCTTGCCACACTCTTGACCGCACTGCCGACCCAGCTCACACCCTTTTTGATGCCTCCTGCAATACCGCCAACGATATCCTTGCCCCAGCTGACTGCCGAGGAAGCCACGTTCTTGATACCGCCCCAGATGGACGATGCCACGTTGCCGATGGCAGAAGCCGCATTGGAGATACCGTTCTTGATGGCATTTACTCCATTCGAGAATACCGAAGTGACCTTGTTCCAGATATTCGTGACTCCTTCCCGGAAGCCATCGCAGTTTTTCCAGAGAGCGGTCAGTCCAAGACCGATGCCGCCAACGGCTGCCACTGCGATACCTGCAGGACCCGCCAGGCCAGCAAGTGCTGTGCCTGCGGATGCGAGGAAACCACCTGCGGAGCTTGCTACGCCTGCAAGAGCCGTACCCGCACCTGCCGCCAGACCAGATACGGCCGTGCCAACCGAGCCGAACAGTCCTGCGATTGCGGAGCCGGCAGAACCAGCAATTCCGCCCAATGTGGAACCCACACCAGACAGAAGCCCAGAAAGACTGCCGCCTAAGCCACCGATCTTCGTCACTACACCGGAAAGCAGCCCGCCCAGATTCGACAGGATTCCCCCACCGCTGGAGCTAAGGCTTCCCAGCTTCGAGATAATGCCAGTGATGCCTTCTCCGAGGCCGCCCATCTTGGAAGTCAACCCGGAGATCAGGTTGCCAAAGTTCGACACGATCTGACCGCCATCTGCACTGCCGATTTTCGACAGGAAACTGCCGATGTTGGACAGCAGGCCGCCGCCGTTCTCTGTGCCGAGAACATTGCCGAGGTTCTGCATCGTACTTCCAAGGTTTCCGATGGTGTTCTTCATGGAACCGAGCTTGTCCACAAGCCCCGTGACCGTATTGACCGTGTCACCGACCTTGCTGATGCCGTTGCCGAGGCTCTTTAAGAAATCCGAGTTGAAGGTATCGCCAAGGCTGCGGATCGCATTCCCAAGGGAACTGGTCTGAGAACTCAGCTCTCCGATGGATGTTTTCATATCCGCAAAGCCCTGCTTCACCTCATCGCTCATATTTCCGACAGCGGCTTTTGTAATCCCCTGCAGGTCCGTCCAGAGCTGCTGGAACTGGGTCTTCACCCCGGAAAGCCCGGACATCAGCTGAGACTGGATACCGCTTCCCACATCCCTTGCAGCACTACCGATACCGCTCTGACTTTTCTTGATCGTAGTAGCAAAACTGCCGACCACGGAATCCATCCAGTCGCCCAGAGAATCTACCGGGGTCGTAAGGTTGTTGCTCATAGACCCGGCAAGTCCCTGCACGGCTTTCACCACCGACTTGACATTTTTTTTAATGCCGGTCGCCAGCAGCTTCATGAAGTCGGGCATATAGGTATCTGCATCAGACAGAGGTCCTTCATCTGGTACAGAGAAATGCAGCAGACTTCTGACCCTGCTTGCGACATTTTCCGCCGCTGCGATCACGGAACCGGCCGCTGCCCGGACACCTGCCGCCATCTGGGAACAGATATCTGCGCCCCAGCGGTATGCAGAAGAAGCAATCGAACCGAGCGAGTTAAAACTGCTCCTGATACTTGCAACACCGGAAGAAACCGTGCTGCGCAGGCTGGACATTGCCGAAGACACCGTGGACTTGATGCTGTTGAAGGCAGAGGTCGTGGTGGATTTCAGTGTGTTCCAGCCGCTTGTGGCCGTACTGCGAACTGCGGATACAGAGGAAGTTGTAAGACTCTTGATGCTGTTCCATGCAGTCGTGATGACCGTCTTGATACCATTCCAGCTGGTGTTCGTCAGAGTTTTCACTGCGTTCCATGCGCTTGTCATGGAAGATTTGACAGAAGCAGTTGCCGAAGTAGTCAGAGACTTGATTCCATTCCATGCTGTGGTGATAACACTCTTGATACCGTTCCAGCTGGTCGTTGTCAGCGACTTTACCGCACTCCATGCACTGGTCATGGAAGATTTGACAGCTGCTGTCGCAGAGGTCACATTGGATTTCACCGCCGCAAAGCTGGTCTGGATGGTGGTCTTGATGCTGTTCCATGTGCTCGTGGTACTGGTTGTAATGGAACTCCATGCGGATCTCATCGCGGCACTCACACCTGCCGTTCCGGTCTTCACCGTCTGGCTGATGGCCGCCCAGCTCTTACTGTATGCCTGCTCCACTCCCCTCATGGAGTTGGTGATGGAAGTAGACAGCGTGGTGGACAGATTCTCTGCCGCCGCAGTTACAAGGCTGGTGTTGGTCGTGATGCCGTTTGCCAGTCCCTGCATGAAGTCCGGCATCCAGCTTTCCATATCTGCCAGAGGCCCCTCATCCGGCACAGAGAAGTGCAGGAAAGAGCGGATACGGTCCGCCACTCCCGATACGGCGCTTGCCACATCCTGAATCCTCGACTGGATACCGGACACAATGTTGCCGATCATGTCCGAGCCCCACGAGAATGCCTGTCCAGCCAGACCCTTGATAAAGGAAACTGCACTGTTAAAGCCGTTCGTGATGGTGGACTTAATACCGGAAATGGTAGAGGAAATCCCGGATTTCATCGAGTTAAAAGCTGTGGTCGCCGCGCTCTTGATGCTGTTACTGAGGGACGAAACCGTAGACTTCATGGCATTCCAGCCGGAAGAAACCACCGATTTGATACCATTTACCACACCGGAGATTTTGCTGCTGATGGCGCTCCAGATGGAAGAAACCGTGGACTGGATTGCTGAAAGGACAGTCGAAATGACCGTCTTGATTGCATTCCATGCCGTACTCATCCGGGTCTGAATGCCAGTCAGCAGCGGAGACAGGAACGATACAATAGCGTTCCATACAGTTGTCACCGCGGTCTGGATTGCAGTTAGCACCGTAGATATGGCTGTCTGGATCGCGGACCAAACCGTAGAGAAAGTCGTCTGCAATCCAGTCAGGATCGGAGTCACAAAGGCGACGATGGCGTTCCAGATGGAAGTGATCTTCGTCTGGATCGCAGTCAGTGCTGCACCGATCAGGATCTGAATTGCCTGCCAGATAGTTTCAAACAGATATTTGAACGCATCCAACAGAGGTTTCATGGTGTTGTAGATGCCATTCCACACCGAAGTGATCGTCGTGCTGATGGTGTTCATGACCGTAGAAATCGCAGTCGAGATCGCCGTCCACACAGTTGTCACCGTGGTATGGATCGTATTCAACACAGAAGAAACGGCTGTGGAAATGGCAGTCCAGATGGTGCTGAAGGTCGTCTGGATACTCGTAAGGACAGTCGTAAAGAAGCTCGAAACTGCAGTGAACACAGTCGTTGCCACACTCTGGATAGCAGAAACTGTGTTTGAAAAGAAGCTGCTGATTCCGCTCCACACGGTCTCAAAGAAGCTCTTGATACTGCCCCAGACCGTCTGCCAGTCCGTACCGAACAGCCCAAGAAACACATCCAGTGCGCTCTTTAATGCGGTAAGAGTCGTAGAGAATACAGACTTCACGCCATCCCAGATACTGGAGAAGATACCCTTCACCGCTTCCCATGCGCCACTCCAGTTGCCGGAGAACACATTGGAAAAGACATCGAACAGACCCAGTAAGGTATCCAGAACGACGCCGAGGATGGTCGAAATATTCTGGAATGCTCCCTCAAACAACGGGGCAAGCACCTGACAAAGGCCATCCCAGACTGCTTTCAGTACCTCGGTGACATCCTTAAAATCAAAGCCCAGCCCATTGATCCGCTGTGTCAGCTGATCACAGAACCCTTTCACCTTGGAAACGATGTCGTTCCAGATACCGGTAATGGCAGTACGGAATTCCTCGTTCGTATTCCAGAGGTTCATGAACGCCGCCACCAGTGTGCCGATGACCGCCACCACTGCTACGACCGGCCCGGACAGACCACCCAGAACCACACCCAGCTTGCTGAACACACCGCTGGCACTGCCCACATGGGTGATAAGAAGCCGGACACCCTTTGCAAGAGAACTGAATCCCCGCATCGCTGTGCCGACGGTCGATATGGTCTTGCCAAGCACAATGAGCAGCGGACCGATGGATGCCGCCAGGAGCCCGATCTTGATGATCGTTTCCCTGGTACCCTCATCCATGCTGTTGAGCTTGTCCACGAACTGCTGCACGGCAGATACGATCTTGCGGATGGTGGGCATCAGGATATCGCCAAAAGAAATAGCCAGCTCCTCCAGCTGAGATTTCAGGATGGTGAGCTGACCATTTAAGTTGTCCTGCATGGTTTCTGCCATGCTCTCGGATGCGCCGTCACAATTTTCAATGGCACCACGCAGTTTGTTGATGTCCGTCTCGCTGGAATTCATCAGGGCAAGGAAACCGGACATCGCATTCTTGCCGACCAGTGCCTCTGCATTGGATGCTTTTTCAGATTCGGTCAAGCCGGAGAATGCTACACGGCAGTCTGCGAGGATATCGTTCAGGCTCCTCATACTGCCATCTGCATTGCTGGTGGCAATCGTAACCTCACCGATGTTCTTGCCTGCAAAGGTCACTTCACCGGAAAGGTTGTTCATGATGGTACGAAGGGACGTACCAGCCTGCGAAGCCTTGATACCACTATTTGCCATAAGTCCGATGGCTTCTGCGGTATCCTCTGCCGAGAACCCCAGCGCACCGGCAATAGGCGCACAGTACTTGAACGTCTCGCCCATCATGGAGACGTTGGTGTTCGCATTGGAGGAAGCGGCTGCGAGGATATCGGCAAAATGCCCAGAATCCGCAGCGGATAAGCCGAACGCGGTAAGGGCATCGGTAACAATATCTGAAGTCGTAGCGAGGTCTTCACCCGAAGCGGCCGCGAGGTTCATGACGCCCTCGATGCCGTTCAGCATGTCAGAAGTCTTCCATCCGGCCATGGCCATGTATTCCATCGCCGAAGCTGCCTCGGATGCAGAGAACTTGGTCTTTGCACCCATCTCACGGGCTTTCGCACGGAGCTGGTCAAAGTCATCCCCGGTCGCACCGGAAATGGCAGAGACCTTACTCATCTCGGAATCAAAATCGGCTGCGGTCTTCACTGCGGCAGTGCCAAGACCCGTCACAGCGGCAGTCACCGGAAGGAACTTCTTGCCTACATTCTCCACAGAAGATCCGATGTTCTGGAGCTTTTCTCCAGCTTCATCGATCTTGGCAAGCGTCGCATTGGTAGTAGCCGCCTGATCCTGTAAGGATCGCAGATTCTGTTCGGTCTCCACGATCTCACGCTGAAGAGCATCGTACTGCTGCTGGGTGATCTCACCGTTGGCAAGCTGCTCATTAGCCTGCTGTGCGGCAGTTTTCAAAGTTGCCAGCTTTTCCTTAGTGGCTTCAATGGCATCCTTCAGCATCTTCTGCTTCTGGACGACCAGTTCTGTATTGGAAGGGTCCAGTTTCAGGAGTTTGTTGACATCCTTCAGTCCGGACTGCGTCCCCTTGATTGATTTGTTTACACTTTCCAGTGCTTTGGAGAGCTTTGTGGTATCGCCGCCGATCTCAACGGTGATGCCCTGGATTCTGGATGCCATTTGCGTAACCACCTCCTCGCAGGCATGAAAAAAGCCCATCTGCACGAAGCAGACAGGCTAAAGGAAAAAATGCTATTAGCTGTGTATCAAAGTCATCCTTTCAGCATACAATATATTTATCAGTAAATTTATCGACTAACCGGTTGATATTTTTGCAAACGTGTGCTATAATGCAATCAAAGAAAGGAGTTGACGATTATGGCTTCTGTTATGAGTGCTATTACCAACACTGTTCCAATCACCCAATTCAACCGTGGTCTTGCCGGAAAAATATTTGAAGATGTCAAGCAGTGCGGTGCCAAGGTTGTTATGAAAAACAATGCTGCCGAATGCGTTCTCATCTCCCCGGACGAATATGTCCGTTTAATGGATGAATTAAATGATGCTCGTCTGCTGGCTGTTGCTTCTGAACGTATGGCACACTTTGATCCCACCTCTTTGATTTCTGAGGAAGAAATGAACCGCCGTCTCGGTGTTACAGAAGACGATCTCGCCGGTTTTGACGAGGTAGAAATCGAATGAGCTGGAAAGTTGAATACCTCCCTGAAGCAGAAAAAGACCTCAAAGGTTTAGATGGTAGCCAGCGCAATCTTGTTCTGAAAGCCATCAAAAAAGTTCAGCAAAATCCACTGCCTGTTGATGAACAGGGCTACGGCAAACCGCTCGGCAATCACAACAGCACTAACCTTGCAGGACTTCTGAAAATCAAACTCCGCTCTGCGGGTCTGCGCATTGTCTATCAGCTTCGACGTACTGAGACATCTATGATGATTATTGTCATTGGAGTCCGTGCTGATGAAGAAGTGTACGAACTTGCCCAGAAGAGAGTTCTGAAGCACGAAAAGTCCGATTGACTTTTTCTGCCTAATCGACTATACTTTGATGATGATCAGGTTTCGGTAACCTTGCGAGGTCCGAGACCGGGAAGATGACCTTCGGGCCACCTTCTTTCTCCCCCAGTTGTGCACGGCTGGGGGATTTTTTATACCCATTGCCAGACGATTGTGCTTATTTCATTCACAATATAAGCACGTTCGTCTGTTTTTTCGCCTTAGAACCGGTCAAAGTCCTCCTGCGATGCCAGTTCCTTATACGGATACTCGTCGTTCTGCCGCTCCGTAAACATATCATTGACCAACCCGATGGTCAGCAGGTCGAGGTCGGCGATGCTGATACCGAGCTGTACACAGCGCAGCAGAAAGAGCGGGGTGGTCATTTCCCGCTCACTTTTTCGAGGTTTTTTCTGGATTCCACCTCCGTCTGCACGTTCAGACCCCACAGTTCGATCAGCTGGGGCAGGATCTGGTAGATGGAGAAGGTGTTGAACTGGTCCAGAAACTCCTCCGGGCTGTCCGGCACCTTTGCCGGGTCCGCATGACGAGCCATCAGCCATGCCAGGTCCTCGAACATCTCCAGACTGAACAGGTCGAGGTTGGAATTGTCCTCATCGTTCTCCCCCACGCTCTTTTCCAGCTGGCGCAGGTCTTTATAAATGTCACGGCCAAACTTGATGCGGTACAGGCGCGGCACGGCGGCACTTGCCTTAAAAGTGACTTCCTTGCCATCGATCTCGATTTTCTTCGTAACTGCCATAATCGTAATCCTCCAAAATTTCATGTAAAATTGGCAGAGCCGAAGCCCTGCAGTGTGTGTCGGTCACTTAGCCCTGCGGCTCCTCGGTGTGACTGGTGTCTTCGGTGTCCACAGCTTCTGCCTGCGGCTCGTAGACCGCATCGTACCATTTGTTATAGACATCATCGGTGGTGTTAGTACCGGTCTTTGCCTTGACATAACCGTTTGCCAGAGGGGTTGCCTGCAGGTTCAGAGTGTCCGTCTTGACTTCCTTACTGTCCTCATTGGTCTCACCCTCGATGGACGGACGGCTTGCCACACAGTTGTACAGCACATGACGGATGTGGCGCTGGTCGCCATCGAACTCAAACAGGAAGGCGAAATGCTCCAGTTCCACATTGGCGTTCTCAGCAAGCACGCCGTTGCCATCCAGCTCCTCGTGCATGATGTCCGTGAGGAAGCTCTCCGGGATCAGTGCGATTTCCAGATCACCCTCGTAGCCGGAGTTGTTATTCACGACATAGTAGGCGATATTGTCCGCATAAAACGGCTCGATCTCGCCATTGGCATCCATCGAAAGACTGACTGCACCGGGGATGCGGACCGGCTTCGCATAGGTGACACTGCCATCTTCGTCAAAGGTCGCCTTTGCATAATGGCAGTTTTTCAGGCCAAATTTGACCTTATTGCTTTTCTTCGACATAGTGTTCCTCCCATAAAAATATCCTGCATGAGCATCACACAGTCAGCTCATACAGGACTTCATACATTTTTTCGGTTTCGATCCAGACCTCGCTTTTCTCATAGTAGAGTTCGTGTGCGGTCAGGACTTCTTCAATAGTTGCTTCCATATCCGGGTCTTTGTAATCGGTGTACACCTCGATGTCCAGCCGGTTGAAATGGTGGTACACAAGGTTATCTGCGCCGAAATTCTCGGCTTTCGGATACAGGAAGCAGATAAACGGTGGATCAGGACTCTCCCCTTCTGCGAAATGGTCATACGCATAAGGAAGCCCCATTTCCTCCACCAGAGCTTTTACTTCTTCGTGGGTCATTGGTTTCTCCTCACTTCAGTGCCTTTTCGATAAGGGACTGGAGCTGCTCGATACCGGCCTGTTCTGCCGGAGCAATATGGGGTCTTCCTGCCACACGACCGCCGCCGCGCTTGGCATGACCCTTTTCCAGCAGATGTGCCAGCTGGTAGCGGTTCTTGGAATGCACCACCATCTGAAGGCTCTGGCTGGATTCCGACTGTTTGGTCGCTACCCAGCTTTCCTTGTACCGCCCGGTTCTGGACGGTGCGCCGGACTGAATCTGCTCCTTGACGGTCTTGGCAGATTTACGGACAGCTTTCTTGACCTCGGTGGAGGCAAGGGTCGCATACTCTTTCAAGCCCTCATTGATGGCATCTGCCATTTCATCGATGTTGACAGTTCTGCTCATCCGGCTGCCTCCTTTCCAAACGGCAATGAATCTTCAGCGTTTTCTTCTGGAAATTCATCGGGTCAACGGATTCGATATTGTAGAGCTGCTCCCGGAAACGGATGCGGTAGCCAGTGGAAGTCAGGCCTCTCGTCTCACTGCACCAGCGGACCGTGAACACCACACTCTTCTGCTCGGCTATGACCTCACCCTCTTCTTCCTGCGCCTGATAGGTCGAAGCGTAGGCAAAGCAGGTGAAATATTTCTCCCATGTGTTCCGATGGTTTCCGACCTTATCGGTCACAACCGTGCTTTTCTCGATCGTGATCCGCTCATTCAGCTTCTCGATCATCAGAACACCCCCTCCCTCACAGCAAACAGAATGGAACGAAGCGTCAGCATCAGCTGGTGATGGTCGGCTTCGTCCCGGTGCTCATAGAGATACCCCAGTGCATACAGAATCGCCACACGGCAGGTGCTGCGCAGGGCTTCCAGTTCCCTTGTAGGCTGTACTCCGTTCTCGGCATCCCGATCAGCGGCATTGACTGCCTCCCACTGGTCTTCCGATAAACGGCCCACATCCTTGCACATCTGCTCCGCAGAAGATAAAAGGATGCCGATTAAGGCATCTTCATCGCTGCTGTCTACCCGGAGATAGGTCTTCGCTTCGTATAGCGGGATCAGTGCCATAACCGGCTCCTCCTTTCCTGGCTTTCTTAGCCCTGCGGTGCCATCTGCAGAAGCTGTACGGCTTCCGGCAGGATCAGCTTGCCATCCACACGCTGGGTGGTCAGGAAGCCGACCTGATCAGTACGGGCATACAGCTCGTTCAGACGGCGGAAGGTGCGGTTCTGGCGGTCAGCCACCCAGTAGTAGCTGTAATCGCCAAAGGCCATGACCTTGCTGCCACCCTTGATCTCCGGCATGAAGGCGGAAGTCTTCAGCGGACGGTTCAGCAGGGTATCAGGCTTGCCGATCTCCAGACCAGGCTTCCAGATATAGTTGCCGTTGTTGTCCTTGATGGTCATCAGCTGCAGCACCAGGGCTTCGTTGCAGAGGAACTGTGCCTTCTTGCGGTACGGAGCCTTCAGTGCGTAGTAGAGCTTAAAGATCTCATCGAAGGTAACGGCATCCTTCTGGGCAGCGGTCACACCGACCTTGGCACCGCCAGTCTCAGCCAGCAGACCCAGAGGCTTGCCCACACCGTCACCGGTGATAAAGGCGCGCTCCTCTGCGTTGCCCATACGCACACCGAAACGGCGGGCGATATAGGTGGCA